TACTACTTTCTAGTATTGTGCTTGCACAGTTTACATCACTGTGCGGATGCCGATGCTATTATTGTATCCCTGCATCAGGGTAGTTTAACGACATTTCGGTCAGTGCACCTTCTACAGTGCTGGTTGTGCCACATCATAGTACAATATGGGCGCTCCTGTGAAGAAGTATAGTGAGAAATCCTCACCTGTCGCACATAGATGTTCAAGGGCTATTTTTGTAGTAGCTGACTTGAACAACATCTTAGTTGTGGTAAATGCGTTACCTAGAGTGCTTTCTGTTGTCCAGTTGGCTCTCTTCGCAAACGCAAATCTACGAGTTTGTTGAAAAGGAACTTCAAATTCAATAGTTGGACACACATCTTCATGTGTGTACACAGCTCCTGCCAATGTAGGATTTGTTCCTTCTAAGAGTGAAACAGCAAATCCAGCATCACTGCCATGTAGTAGCAGTGTGTTCGAATATGTTTGTTTCGCCACTTCGCGCGTTACGCGCATTGGTGTCATGAAGTTGTTATCTAAAGCGTTAGCAGAAATCGAAGCTGATTTCCATCGCAATGATCCTCTCCAGCCTACATAGGCTGGTGTGAGGTAATTCAACATGGTCATTCTAGCATAATTAAAGTTGGCAGTCCCACTATTCGGAGTAATTGCACCAGGTGCAAAACCCTTGTAGTAAGGAAAAGCCAATTTCGTTAATGACCACTCAACTATACCATCGAGCCCAGGAGGGACTTCGAAGGTATGCTGAGAGTATCTTTTCAAAAGACTACGAAAAGATACAATGGATTCACCATAGAATACATGATCGTATGCATCTGTGGTTGAAACAGGAGAAAGTATTGTATGCTCAACTGCTTGATCCATTGGTTTGTTAGGTTCTGAAGTCTCATCCATATCTCCTTCCATACCAGATTGGGGCTCAAAGCCCATCTGGGGTGTTTGGAAGTATGAATAATTCTCAAGATTCTCACTAGGATTCCTGAATTGCATATCATCTCCAGCTGCAACGAACACGTTCAAATTAACATCATTATTAATGGTGGAATTAGGAACGGTAAGTTCGTTAACAACGTAAACTCGCAACATGCCGTTGGCACGATTAAGTGGAACAATTGGAACATCAATTGTACCGTAAGGTACAGTAGAAGCATCAACGAACGATGCCGCTCCCGGTGCTCCAGAAGTACAGTACGGTTTGTCTGATCCCCAGCCAATCTGCACTGTGAAATCTTTCTCTTCAGCAATGTCAATAATGTACGTGTAATTTGTGTTGTACTCATTCGATTGAAAACCGTATGGGTCATACACAATTTTGATACGTCCTTTATGATAATTTGAAGAAACGACTTGAAATCGATACTTCATTGAGCCAAACCAATTCTGGAAAGGCAATGCCGCAAACATACAAGCTGGAACATGCATCTCAGGATCTCCTGATAACAAATTCACAGACCATGTATATGGCGTCACTTGCGTTTGCCACAGCATTTGTTCTGTGGTTGCAGCAACTGCCCATGGAAATTGCGTGAGATACGATTCTCGTGTTGCGACTGATGTGATCGTCATTTCATCGACTGGGCCTAAGCCCACCGTTGTCGGATCAACTGTCAGTTCTTGTTTCGCATCCAAGGTTAAACGTTGACAACTATCTGGCACATTAACATTAGCTAAATTACCCATCACTGTTGGGCGATAGTAGCTAACATGTTCCAAATTAGTTGGACGTGAATAACCAAAGGTGGTTGCAATCGAATCCACAGCATTTGCTGCAATTTCGGTTGCACGCGCATAGTTACCAATGTATGGTGCTGTGCGCAAACCTCCTGCGATTCGCGCCACTACGGACGCTGGTCGCGAGATGACGCCTTTTCCGTACTCATCTTCCTTACCCATCTGTGGTGTTAAACCACCAGGTTCGGTTGATGTAGGCACGGATAGTGCAACATCTTCGGCCCAGGCAAACACAGAAACGGTGACGGAATCCGTTGCACCATTGGCGTGTTTCAGGCCTTGCAAAGTGTGTATGATTATATCACCCATTTGTCTCCACTCCGCTTGCGGAATGGAAAGGTAATTGTCATACCAAAAATATGGAAGTACCATATCTCCACCTTGTGAGGTTGTTGGATCAAGATACAGATGAGGTCGTTGTGATGCCTGAACAATGTCTTGTTCAAAGAACGCACGATCTACTGTAAAATCATCCTCGTCTGGTAATGGAATATAGGAAGAAATCAATCTACCATAATGAAATCCGTTACCATTGATCACAAATTTGACATGCAATTTTGCGCGCATGAGCGCGAAATTTGAAAGCCTATTTATGACTCTTGGATTCTCGAAATAATCCTGCCAAGGATTGAATTTCTCAAACAAGGTAGTGGAAGTAGCCCAACTAAAGGACTGAATTTTCACTGGCCTCGAAAAGAAGTTTCCGAGATCCGCATCGTCA